TCGCTCTGGGGCTCGCTCAGTGACTCGCTCTGGGAATCGCTCAGGGTCTCGCTCGGGGGTTCGCTCAGTGACTCGCTCTGGAAATCGATCAAGAACTCGATCAGGGATTCGCTTTGGGACACTGGATGGCTCGCGTTTTATTCGTTTTGCGCCGAGGAGCTAAAGATTAAAATTGATGATTCAACGCACGAAAAACTGCGATTGCACAACGAGATCGCTGCGTCCTGCTTTGCTCTCTGGATAGTACCAGGAACGATAATTCTATGCGAGAGACCGAGTAGAATTAAGATCATAGATGGCAATGTCATTGATATTGAGTTCGACAAGACACATGGATGATAGAGGATGGCTTCTCTTGGTTATTTTTTTTTGAAGATAAGATATGAAAATATTAAACAAAGTAAAAAAGGCACTCGAGAAAATAATGAAAAATGCATCCATGAGTCTTGAGGTAGAAACAGGATGCTATATTTGTGAATCAGTCATGTCGACACAGATCGACGATGGTCAAACTGGAATCACTTTAACTGGTACTGATTTTATGGAATTCGTGACCATCATCGAGTTGTGTGATAGCCTAACCTACTCGTCTGCGACGCGAAACCGAAACGGAGATCATAATGAAAAAGTGTCATAGATGGATATTCGACAGTCTAGAAACAGATTATTCACAATGCAAATGTGAACATTGTGGATTACAAAAAAGATTCTATGAGAGGAGAAGCGAGCGAGCCTCTGGTGGAACAACACTTGACGAATGCATCTTGGTAAATGGTGAATGGAAAAGACTGTATGAAAATGGATTGAAAATGCCAACATGCAAAAGGATTTAGAAATGATTAGAAGAACAAAACCTATGCGACAGGAAATAAAAGAAATGGAAAATAACATTTACAATGCAGAGAGAAAAATTAGAGAGAAACAGAATAGAGAAATGTACGGTGATGGAATTGATTTTATCAAAGGTGCAATATCTGCTATTATTGTTATTGGAATTTTTCTTCTTGTAATTTCTCTGTTTGGTTGTGGCGCGATACAGATCGAACCACACGAGACAGTGGCGACATGTGAGAAATTACAGGAGCACCTTGTAGAAGTTGGTTGCTTTTACAATGAGAAATGCTACTGGATGGTCCAGGAAATCGTCGAAAAAAATATATCAACCAGAATTCCGGAATCAGTTGACTTTGATATTTACTGCGACATCGCTCTGATGTCCGGATTGCTACCGGTGGATTGTCTGATGGAGGCGACCACCATCGCCGGGGTTCGAGCCTGCATCGAATAATAAAAACAAAAGTTAGAGACGCCATGTCACAGAAAAAAATAGATCTAGAGTCATTGTCTAACAGGATAATGCTTCTTTTGGTTCAGTTCCAGGCGCGAACCGAATCTGGCAGTCTAGGTGATGGTCTCGTGTGGACCGCCGAGATGATTGCTGAACAATTAAGAATATCAACGGCTGATGTCTCTGTCGCTCTTATCGGTCTGCTAAAGCTTGGCTACGTCGAGCAACGTGGCAAAGAGTGGGTCAAGACTATCGACGGCGAGATACTCTTCTTGGAAGAAATAAAAGATACCAGAATAAGAACGTCATCAGTAGAATTTCGAGACGAGGCGCTGACCGGAATGGCCAAGGGTGGTAACGAAAGCAAACTCACCAGGGCTGCACTGCCATCACTTTCAGAATCATCTCATGGACACAGAAATAAAGAAGAAGATGAAGCCATCAAAGTATCCATGAGATCGTCTGCCATTCGAACAATTGCCAGAGATCTTGACATGAGCCCTGATGATGTTGCGGATGGGCTCAGAACGGGTCGCGTCGGTAGATGCAAGGGGATTGATGGTGTCGGACACTGGGGCATTTTTCACAAGCGTTCAGAGGGTGGTTGGAAGCATCTCTGTAAGAGATGTTTAAACAAAAACAGAAATAGAAAGTAGAGAGATATGAAAATAGAAAAACTGACAAAAGAGCAAGAAGACAAGATCGAAGAATATCGTGAGAAGTATTTCGGGCAGGCGGTGTCTACTGAACCTGCAGATCGGCCTCGAGCCGAGGCTGCAGCGCGTAAAATGGCGGAGATCGCAGATGTAGAAATAAACTCGGTAAAATGGGTCAATTCGCCAAAACAAGGGGCCTCGCTGTGGGAATCGCTTTTGAACTCGCTCAGGGCCTTGCTCAGTAACTCGCTCTGGGAATCGCTCAGTGACTCGCTCGGGGCCTCACTCTGGGACTCGCTCTTGACCTCACTCTGGGACTCGCTCAGTGACTCGCTTAGGGACTCGCTTAGGGACTCGCTTAGGGACTCGCTCTTGATCTCGCTTTGGGATTCGCTTTGGGACACTGGATGGCTCGCGTTTTATTCGTTTTGTGCCGAGGAGCTAAAGATCAAAATTGATGATTCAACGCACGAAAAACTGCGATTGCACAACGAGATCGCTGCGTCCTGCTTTGCTCTCTGGATAGTACCAGGAACAATCATTCTATGCGAGAGGCCGAAATCTGTCGAAATCGTAGATGACAAATTGGTCGGAATTGAGTGGCGGTAGAGTCAGAACTAGAAAGACAAGCAAATGAAAGATTTTACAAAAGGAAAACTTGCCGAAATCGGGGTGATGCGGCGTGATCGTGATACTAATGGATGGGTTGTTGACTATAAGACGTTAGAAAAGATCACCGCCAAAGCCTGCCAAATCGAGCCGGTATCTATGGAGGAAACCGAGGCTGTTATTCTGGCATTGGTTTCTGTGAACGAGTTTATTCAACATCTCATCAAGCTCCAAGAATCCCGCACTGGGAAACCGAACAATCGACACAAGTTGAGATTTTTACTCCAATGGATTCACGAGGAATGCAAGTTGCGATGGCCGAACGTGAGCAAGCGAGAGATTTGGGATATAGTCAAAAAAATCGATGGGTACGATTTTGAAAGGGGCAAGGAATGATTGATCCATATCAATTCGAAGAGCGTATCTGCATCTGCATCGAATCTGGTATGTCGCGACGTGATGCAGAGAGAGTCGTCGCAAAGCAGTTTTTCGGATCTTGCAATCTGCCAACCAATGATGACAAGGCCGATGCTAACCGGCTTGGGTGGTCGAAGTTGAAGATGTTCCGAACTATGAACCAGGAAGGATTTAGAGAATGGCGATAGATCATGAATACACAGACGAAATAGTATGCCCGTATTGTGGCGCTGAGTTCTCTGACTCATGGGAGTTTAGAGACGACGATTACCCAGAATGCGATTGCGGCAAAAAGTTCATATCCAGAAGAAATACTTGTGTGAGTTACATAACGGAAAAATGCCCATGTCTGAACGGAGAAGCACCGCACGTCTGGCGCAGCATGGAAGTCGAATTTGCTGGAGATTTATTATACAAGAATCAATACATGTGTCACAAATGCGATTCCGAAAGAGAATTTCCAGGCGAAACAAGAACTGAGTTTGAGGCGTTTGATGAATAACCGCAATACGAAAATACATTGAGATAAATTTAAAAATGGAAAATCATATTGTAAATGTAGAATTTCACGGTGGACATATTGAAGCCGTGCAACGTGGTGAATATGTTTGGGTTTCTGTCCGAAGGGCTTGCGAACACCTCGGGATTGACGTAGAGGGGCAACGACAGAAACTTGCAAATCCTGAAAGAACACCATGGTCAACTGCCTGTGTGATAAAGGCGGTTGCGGAAGATGGTAAAATCAGGGAGCAATTCATGCTTCATCTAGACTCTGTTCCGATGTGGTTGGCGACTATCGACGCCGGTAGGGTGAGACCAGAGGCCAAGGAGCTCCTCATCGCCTATCAGAAGGAAGCGGCCAGGGTTCTTAGAGACCACTTCTTCGGAAAACCCCAATCTCCAATCGACAAGATGGCAAAGATGAAAACATCCGAACTACTCTTGTTGGCGGCAGAACAGGCGGAACAGCGCGAAATCGCCGAAGCAAAGGCGAAATCAGAAATGAAAGGACGGTTGCTGGCCGAAAGAACCATTTATGAGTTGAAACCATTCGCCGATGTAGGGAAAAGCATGTGTGATGCAAATGGACTATACACGATAGGAGAATTTGCCAAGGCAATAAAGACAAACGGTGAACCATGGGGCAGAACAAGGATGTTTGAGTTTTTGCGAGAAATAAAGTGTTGTTTTCGCAACAATGTAAGAAAGGGCGAAAACGAACCATATCAATATCATGTCAATAGTGGCAGGTTTGTATTCAAAATACAAACAGTGAAAAATAAAAATGGTCAAGCCTGCTCATATGGACAGACGCTTATTACACCAAAGGGTATTGGATACGTTATAAGTAAGCTTAAAAGTAGATACAATGGATTGTTTGGAGTTGAAGTTAGTAAAGATTTTCAAAATATAATCGATTGATAAAAAAAGTTGACAAAATGCTTACCATTTTTTAGGCTCCTATTAGGGAGAGTTGCGAGTGAAACGAGCAACGAATCCCGCAACCTATCGAAATCATAAAACTAACTCGCGATTTGCCGTAGGCAAGAGACTGAACGAAAAGCTCGGTTTCAGAAGATAGTAACGATGTTGTTGTTGACGTCGTTTTTACCCCCGCGCGTATGGACGATAGGAGTCATGCAGTATCACTGCGAATACACAGAGTTGGTCGACCCGAAGACCTTGAAGCCCCACCCCAAGAACGCGAATAAGCACCCGCAGAGCCAGGTGAAAGCCCTGGCAGAGGTGATAGCGCGTATCGGATGGCGCCGGTGTATCGTTGTCTCGAATCGGTCTGGCTACATCGTTGCAGGTCACTGTAGCACCATGTCGGGGATTGAGCTCGGTTGCCAGGTCCCAATCGACTATCAGGATTTCGCCAACGAGACAGAGGAGCTCGACTTCCTCATGGCCGACAATATTATCCCCGAACTGGCAGAGTGGGACGCATCACTAAAACTGTCCAATCTCGAAGAATTGAAGCTTGAGGATATCAGTTTTGATGTTGAGAATCTGACGCCGCAGAGCGAATCAAGTGAAAAGGAAATTGACCCTGAAAAACGTCTCATCGTCGAAGTGGAGTGCTCATCTGAGTTGGAGCAACACGAGGTGTTCGATATGCTTACATCGCGCGGCTACAAATGCAAAGTCATGGGGATTTGAAGATGAGATTCGACATAAAAAGACAATCGAAAGTTGATGAATCATCCTTCCGCGTAGCTTTCGTGAAAGGCAGATTTGATCTTGAAGTCGAGAAAATACAAGAACATTTTGAAGGTGATATTTTAATTCCGGAGAATTGGCAGATTGGTATCATATATGGCGGTAGCGGAACAGGAAAGACGACAATATCCAAGGAGATGTTTGGGGACGAATACGTCAGCATCCAGGACTATTCAGCAGAAAGCGTTGTCGATGATATGCCGACAGGAAAGACAATGGAAGACATCACCAAGATGTTCGTCTCTGTCGGCTTTGGCAGTACACCTTCATGGTTGAAGCCTTACTCGGTATTGAGCAACGGCGAAAAGATGCGCGTCGACTTGGCGCGAGCGCTGTTGTCCAGACAAGATCTGATTGTGTTTGACGAGTTCACGTCTGTGGTTGATCGACACATAGCAAAAATTGGTTCCATGTGCGTGTCGAAGGCTGTTCGACGCTCTGATAAGCAGTTTGTGGCGGTTTCCTGTCATGATGACATTCTTGAATGGCTTGAGCCAGACTGGGCGTTCTGCACTGACACTATGACTATGATTGATATTAAAAAAAAAGACCACCGCTCAAGCTTGAGGTTTTCGAGTACGATAGAAAAGCGTGGGGACTGTTTAGCCGCCATCACTATTTGAGCAATAGGCTTCAATCGAATGCTCGCTGTTTTGTTGGAATGATTGATGATCGTCCGGCCGCTTTTGTTTCGACGAGTCGATTTCCTCATGCCACCGTGAAGAATATGATGATGCTGAGTAGGGTTGTGGTGATTCCCGACTTTCAGGGTATAGGCGTTGCGATAAAAACCATAAATGTTGTAGCTAAAATGTTTCATGAACGAAGTCAAAGAGTAAGAATAACCACGTCTCATCCTGGAATGATTTCGTCTCTAAAAAGAAATGATAACTGGTGCTGCAAATTTCGAGGCAGAAAAGGTAGACACAGAGGGACTGTATCAGGAAAGGGATCCTCTGGTCGAATAACAACGTCCTGGGAGTATAAACAAATCTGATACCCTCGTGGTTCCTCGAAAGGAAGTGGGTAGGCGAATGCCGATTGACAAGAGACAGCGTGCGGTAGACGCTCTGACGAAGAAAATCAAAGCTGGGAAGCGACTCAGCGAGAAGGACGTCAGAGAAACTCTATATCTTGCCCGTGACTACGCCCTGCTTTATATGGCGACGGAACTCGTTTCGGGTAAGATCATCGAGAAAGCTCGCGTCCGAGTTTACAACGCTCTGCAGAATGCCGTGGAACGTCACGAGATCATGCATCCGGCTGAACGCAATGCTGAGCCGATCACCATCGGTTACGATCTGGAGCTACCCGTCAGAGGCGACAGCGAGGAAATAGAGGCATAATGTGCCTCGCTATACCCTTCGGGGTATCGGACCCCCACATCCGAAACAGCAAGAGATAATCTCGTACCTGCTTGAGCCGAAGCCCGACTTTGTGAAGCAAGTCGATGTGATGTGCGGACGTGGGTTCGGGAAGTCCACCTTTTCGATTGACTTCGCAACTCGGGTTTTATCCAAGGACGAGAATCAGTGCATTCTGTTTCTTGAACCGGACAAGAACCGAATGGAGAACACCTTTCTCGCCGAGTGGAGGAAGATTGTCCCGCACGAGCTCTATACGCTCAACTACGGGAAGCGGACGATTCTGTGGAAGCCGACGGGGTCGAAACTCATCTTCTGGCATCGAGACAGGCGCGGGAACAGAGAAGTCCGCGCCGAGATGTTCAACGGGCTCAACCTCACTGGCGTGATTGACGACGAGGCAGCTCTCGGATTCCTGCTCGAGCAGCAGCAAAACACCTTCAACTGCATCCGAGTATTTTCTGACGTTCAGTTCTATCTGACAATCACCACGCCGCGTGTCGGGGAATACGGACGGTTCATCAAGCGTGAGGGCCACAAGGTCTTTCGCGGTACGTCATACGACAACGTCTACATCTCAAAAGAGAAGATAGACAAGATGGCTGCTAACATGTCCCGCGACCAGGTAAGTCGCGAGATATACGGCGAGCTCATCGCTCTCGAGGGACGGATCTTCAGAGAAGCGCTGGTAGATGTCGATGAAATAATGCACCAATGGCCCGATGGCAATGTCCACTACGAGCACGATAGCTTTCGGCATGGCCAGCCATGGTGGTTATTTGCGGATCTTGGTAGCGCAACCGGCGCCTACGTGGTTGTACAGCGAGAGCCTGCGCCACCTGGATGGGGTGGCCATATTTGGGTTGCTGTCGCAGACTATTGCCCACAGGCGGATGCATCGGCATCGAGGGCACTTCAACGACTCGATGCCGAGTTTGGGCCACCTCGGGCAGTGATTGCGGGTCAGGATGTCAACACCCGATCGTCAGCGGACGGAACAACAGTTGCAAATATCGTTGACCAGATTTGGGGATTCGTTCCGGTTATGCCGGTGAGCGAGGCGCGTGCGAACAAGCAGCTCCAATATGACCGGATGATCTATCTCTTGAATTCGAGCGGTGATCGCCGGCGCTTTTGTGTCGCGAAGAAATTCAGAAACCTGGATGTCGACAGCAAGCGCGGCGTCATAGAATGCCTACAGGAATACGAGCACAGGGCGGCTACGGAAAGGCGCAGCGGGGAATTCCTCCCGAAGGGGGCCGACCAGCCGCTTTGTCACGTTGCGGATGCTCTCATGATGGGCGCGGTCCAGATAATGGCGCCACCGCGGTGGTTGAAAAGCAAAGAGCTTGCTAAGTGACACGGCTTATTCGCAGGAACGAAAGGAAAAACCAATAATGTATTTCAAATGCAAACCCGAGACAGTCGCCGGGAATATTAATGTCGCACAAATTCTGTTTTCCATGGGGAACGTAATTATCGAAAAGATCGTGATGTCCGAGTTGTCCTGGATCGCGATGTTTGGTGATGATCCTGGCACGAAAGTGACGAAGGATATGAAGATTTGCGGAGTTCCCGTAGAGCTCAATGACGATGCCGGTAAGTATGCTGTCATTTATATCGGCACGAACGCCCCTGCCAAGAAGAAGATGAAGAAGTAATCAATGCCTGAAGTAATCCGGCAATACATCGAAGATCTTTCGATGTCCAAAGCGTCTAGTATCCACGAGTCAACTCTTAAGAAGATGGCCGCGTTTTATGATCGTGTAGACGACAAGGAGCAGGTCGAGAATGCGATGATAAAACGCTGGGGTATGGGTATCACAAAGAAGAGCGCGGACGTTGACGGCGTATGTGACTCTACGATTGAGACCTATGTTCACGAAGCGTTCAAGAACAAGGTTCACCGCGGAGAGGTGGACGCGATAAACACCGGATTCGTTCACAAAATTTCCGATGCAAAGGGGACGCTTTTCACGGAGCCTGGAGGCTCGATGTCGTTGACTCATGAAACAGTTGACGACTTGGAGGCTCCACAGAAGCTGCTTGAGCGCCATCGAAAGCTTGGCGGATACAAGGCAACACTGACCGCATCTGACCGATTCTCAGCGTACATGGGATCTACCGGGGTAATGGTTGCCCCTCAGCGTGGTGCACTTCGGTACTACCAGACGAAACCAGGGGATATTCGAGCATTTTTCGGCTCAACAATTATTGAGCGAATGAGTCCAGATGATGAGCCGGAAGTGCGAACCGTTGATAGGACACGAATCCAGGATGCATCGGTGGTATTGGTGAGACTGGGTCTAGTTGATGAATCAGACTATGCATGGATTGCGATTGTACCACGAAATACTGAATATGAATATGGCCGGTATGTGGCGTTCACCGCACCAGCAGAAGTCACAAAACTGCCTGAGCCCGGTGAAGAGAATGTGTTCGATTATGAGATAGACGGGACAAGATGCAATCCACTGAGCTGGTTTGCACACCACAACCCGGAATACGACGTTCCTGAGATCCCTATTGCGATCATGTATGGTGGGACGACGGATAGTAAAGAATTGTTCCCCGTGTCGCTATCGCTTTACAGGCTTGGAATTTCGTTGGATGCAAAACAGTCGCACATCAACGACGAGGCAGACTTTAAAGCAGCTGGAACGCTTGCTCTTGCGACTGCTCAAGAAGCAGAAGGTAAGCCACTACCGCGGACGCTCACAGGGGCAATTCATTTGCTTCCAGGTCAAACAGTCGAAGACATCGCTCATGATGCGTCGGCATGCAAGATTGCGCATGATCTTCTCAAAGAAACGCGAATTGACGCGGCTGCTTCGTATTCGGTGCCCGATTTTATGGCATCATCTGAGGACTATACTCTAGACGCGTCAAGCGGAATCGCGCTTGCCATCAAGGCAAAACCGCTTGTGAGAGACCGTGACTTCCGAGAGGAAATCAATCAGCCGTTCGTGCGCGATCTGTTCCATATTGAGCAGGCGTATCTCGCTTTTAAGCAATGGGATCCAGAAGACATCATAGACCTGCTCATGGAATGCGATCAGGTGTGGGACTCCGGAGGCCTTCAACTCCCTCAAAACACTAAGGAGCTATCAGAAGAGCTGCACTTGGTAATGAACGACGGCTACATGGACATCATTGAAGCTATGCGGCGATACTACCAATTGCCGTCTGATGAGGAAGCAAAGGCCATGCATAAGCGCATGGTCGAACGGCGTGAGGAATTTCCACCGCTGAATCAGAAGGAAAAAGAGACACAGAATCAAGATGGTTTTGTGAAAAATTTGAAAGGTGATTTTTGATGAAAATTTCGAAAGTGATGTATGTGCCAGTATTCATGATCGTGCTTTCTTTCGCTGTGTTCTCAACTCTGTCGCACATTGGATGTGGAGCGTCGATAGAAGATCTCAAAATCGATGACTCTGCTAAAGTGCAAATGGCAATCGAGTCAGGATGTGCGGCGGCTACCGCGGCCGGATGCTTCAATTCTTCGGATCAATGTGTCGATGCCATCACGGACGCCGTTGACGGTCAAAAAATCACACCGGATGCTGTAAAGATCATTCTCGATCTGTCGACGTGCGAGGCGATTCACGACGCCATGGAGCATCTTTCATTTGGTAAAGATGATGATGGGGTATCGAAATGGATGAAAAAAAATATGATGCATCGACTTGTCTTTCAGAGGAAGAGCTTGAAAAGTTTGAGCCTTTGTCAGAGAAGACTATTGCCAAAGTTCTAAAAGAGGGAGAGCGGGAACGCGATGCATTCGAGGCCACTTTTTATCCTCACCAAGGGATAAACCCTAACGTGCGTTACCGATTTAAATGCCGATAAGGCGATTCTAAAATAACCGGCATCGCCGATTTACATAATCGTACTTCACGGGAACCAACCCGTTAAAAAGGTGAGGAGTCAACGATGACAACGATGAACCCAGAAGACAATGGCGACACCGGAACGACCGGAGTCACAACCGACAACAACCAAGAGCCAGTACCAGTAGTCAGCAACAGCGACATAAAGAAAAGTCCGCTATTTCAGAAACTCGCCGAAGAGAACGCCCGCCTGAAAGCCGCAGATGAGAAGCGGAAAGAAGCCGAGGCGGCCGCTGCAACCGAAGCGGAACGGAAGAAGCTCGAAGGTAAGCAGAGATACGAAGAAGCCCTTGCGACTCAGAAGATCGATTTCGAGACCAGGATCGCGAATCTCGAGCGTCAGAATACCGAGAAGGATTTGACCAACGAGCTTTTACGCGCCGGATTCAAGAACAGCGTGTTCAATGCTGGTGCAATAAAGGGATTCGACCCGGAGAAGAGCACTGTCGAGGAGTACGTTAAGGCGCTCGCCGAAGACGAGGCGAACAAGATCTTTCTATACGATGAGAAAGGCGCACTTCCGAAACGTGGTGATGTTCCTACGCCGACCGCGAGCACTCGGCAGATGTCCCCCGCTGAGCTCAAAGCTGCTCTCCATGACAAGGATCCAAAAATTCGTGCGACTGCAAGAGATCAGGCCAGGCGAAATTGGCTCAAAACTGGCTCGACCGGTGTTGGAGGAGAACAGAAAGGAAAGTAAAGTAAATGAGTTATCTAAATTTTGAGGACATTCTCACGAATGTCTGCAGTGGTGAAGTGTACGATAATATCGTCCTACCTTCTCTCAGTGAGCTCGAGGCACTCTTCACCATGGACACCAACATCAGAGAGGGATCGAGTATCAAGGATACCGACACTATGACCGAGACAGCAGGCGGTGGCGCATACACTCGTTCCGACGGCGATCCCGCTCCTCTGGCGATGACGTGGGCACAGCCTACGTGGGTGAAAAGTTACTACCACGAAAAGGCATATCTTCGTGGCGAGGACATGAAAGAGATGCTCGGATCTCAAGCGGGAGCCGTGGCAAGCCTTCAGCGCGCCACCAATCGTGCGGTTGCTCAGCTCATGAATACTCACGTGTGGGGTGGAATATTCACCCAGATGGCTTTGGACATCGATTCGTCTGGAGATTATTCCGACGCCCCTATCACTCGATCTACTCCTCTCCAGTCCTATGAGGAGGGAACAACTGCCACAATGACACTCGACTACTGGCGTGGAATGTGGCAAGCAATTGATCTTCGCGCAGAAATAAATTGGGACTACTACCTAGGCATTTTCGCTCCGGCAGTTTGGAAAACATTCTATCCTCTGGCCGATGCCACGATAACAAAAACAAGCATAGATCCGAAAATGTCGGATGTTCTGGCGGCCGGTTACCAAAAGATAGATTCCTTTGACGGAATTCGAATCATGAAAAAATACGGCGTACCTACCGGATTCGTTTATTTGGTAGATCGCAGAGACGTTCTAATTCAGAATCACAGCCCACTCGAGCTCACCTTCCAAGGTCCTGAGCATCTGAACGAGGACGCCTATGCCGTCACAGCGCGTATTGGCATCAACCTCCGCGTACAGCGGCCCCGTTTTCAGGGGAAACTATACGGAAAGAGCTGAGGCAAATCATGGGAACTGCAGCAGCAGTAACAGCAATCGTGAAACCAACGGCAGCAGTAGCCGGCGGCCAAACCTACATGGGAGTTTTTTCCCTCGCTCTTGATGCGACCGACGCTACCGGTATTCAGACCGTGGATCTCACCGACTATTTCAAATATGTCGACGCCGTGATCGTCTGTGACAATGACACATTGGCTGACAACGGATACAAGGCTCAGGCGATTTGTCCAGCAAGAACAACTGCACTCACGGCAACGAATGTGTCTATTTCATTTCATCAGAGTGCAGGATCTGCGGCGGCCATGGCGGCGGTAACTTCTGCAGATCTGTCTGATATTGGCGCACTGAAAATAGTCGTTTACGGCCGAAAAGCCGTATGACAGCCGGGAATTCACCCGACCAATAATCAAATACTTGAAGGGGCAGCAGATGAAAATTAGCCTTAGACGTCTCAGAGAGGCGCGCAGTTATGATGAGATGAATACTCAGATTCGTCTCATATTGTCAGACATAGTAGAACAAAAGAACGAAGCGTTCATCAGTGATTTGATTTTGAACGAGATTGATGGAGGATCATTTCCTCTACTTGATAGACTCCGAAAAGATCACGGAAAGAAATACTATCTGAAGGTCCTTGGCGACGAGTGGGGCAAGAAGGTAAAGCCAGGGGATGTTGTGAGGCGAAAATTCAAAGAACCCCTCCAGCGTGTTCCAGGGACTCCGATTTCTTCATCGGTGATCAGCAACGCTGTAAGAGCTGGAACATTTGAGCGAGATTTTCTAAGATTCGAAGAATTCATTGTAGATGAAAAAGGATGCATAAAGTGTTCCGCAGATGACATGTGGTATTTTCTTACCCACTTCGGGATTCACTGCTATTCCAGGCAACCGTTGTCCATGTACGTGAATGAAAGGAGTACTGATCCTCAGAAGAATCAGAAAACCGGAGAGATGGGACATCGATTGTATTGGCGATTTGAAGAGGTCGAGACGAAGGAATATGCAAAGCTCCCGATGCTGAATGTCAATTCGGACGAGAAAAGGAATACATCCGAGAAGAAGAAATGAGAGAGCTCAGACACAACAGCGCGTCGGAAACGATCCGTTTGGCGTACCCACACGGTTGGGACCCGGCAGACATCACCGGTCTGACGCTTACCATTAACGATCGGGCGGGAAACGAGCTCGCCGAGGCGGCCGCTGCAACGCTTTGGACACCCACAACTCTAAATGGGGCAGTAAGCGCATACACCACGTCACTGACCCTTGATGCTGGTGCAGACGACCTTGAGCCAGATGACCTCATTATGTTGGATGGGGCTGGTGGAATAGAAATACAGACTGTCAAAGGATACGATAGTGCGACTAAGCTTGTGACTCTCGATTCAATTCTGAGGAACGGTTACAGTGACGGGGATGCCGTCTACGGTATGTTTGCCGTCATCGAAATTGACCTCAGCGACACCGATGTGTTTCCGGTTGGGAAAGAGCTCGTACTTATCTGGACTCCTGCGGGCACAGGGGCGCCATTCACGGAAAACGGGGCGATATTCAAATATCGACAGATTGACTCTGCCGGTTTCGAGGGACTGTTTCGAGATTTGTATCCACGCGCACACCTCGGATTGACTCAACCGCGAAACCGCCTGCCATCTGTTTTGAGGATTGCAAAGCAGGAGATCAAGACGAGACTTTTGGCCAAGGATCCAACGTTCGATATAACCAAAATCAGAGATCAGAATTTAATCGAACCGTCTTTAATGGCGAGCTGTGCAGTTATTTGGGCCCGGGATGGAGATCAAGTGTTGGAGGATGAGCGAAAAGAGTACAAGGATGCGCTGTTGACGGCAATAGAAACGCTTGCAGCCTTGCCTATATGGATTGATCCAGACGAGGATAACATCCAGGATACTGGGGAAATTTCCGCCCATCCACCAATTTTCATGGCAGGATACTGATGAATAGGGAACAGGCAAGAAAACAATACTTGAAAATGGTAACAGACAGGGCAAAGCAGATTGCTCTAAAACAGGATAGTTGTCTAGTTGCAAAGACAAACCATCTTGCATATGCACTATTGGAACAACTTTCTGAAGCGTTTCTTGTGAACCAGGAACTGGTCGCAGAAGTTTCAAACTTGCGCGCGGATATGGAAGCTCTCAGGCGCGCAATGAATGGCGATTTAAATGGCTCTCGAACCAATACCGGTTGATCCTTATCTCCATTGGAGATGCAATCCATTCGGAAATCTGACAACTCCTCCTCGAATACAGTGCACGATAGATCCAGCTTATGATCTAGTTAAGGGCGATGGAGAGACGGCGGCAACCTATCCGACGTTTGTGGATACCGATGTGGACACAGGAATTCCATCTCACTATGATTTCGACGGCGTTGACGATTACATTTCTGGCTGGCCAGAGGATATGCCAGATGAATACACAGTATGCGCCGTTGTCGACACCGGAGATGGTCCTACTCTATGGACATCAAACGATATGACTATTGAGAACGCATTGACAGTGTCAGGGGCGTGGGAGGGGGCGCTTTATCGCTTGGCGATATTCAGCGAGGAGCTCTCGTCCGACGCACTGGATCTCGTCGAATACTGGTGGGTGTACAGAGTCCCAAAGAAAGGTGCGAAAGGCGTAGAACACCGTTTGATTCTGGAGGGGGCATGTATAGCAGCGGTTCTTTCTGCAGAGACCGATCCAGACGAGGATAGGGCGACCGGCGAGACATGGTCTGAGACTGGAGTATCTTATGACAATGGGGCAGAGTTTGCTGGTGCGAACGCTGGACTAAGAAAGACACTAACTGGAGGAGAAGAATTCTCGGCAATAATATTTGGTGAGCATGCTTTTTCTGATGGCGAATCAGGATTTTTTGGGGCGTCAGATGGACTGTATTTTTTAATATCTGTTTCATCAGGAATAGTAACGGCTGACTTCTGCGGATCAATATTGGAACTCCCACAGGGTGATGTCTATGCGGTAACGGTTGAACAAGACGAGAAGCCAAAGTTTTATGTAGACGGAGAATATATCGGTGAAGGATCAACTATTGGTCCATCCGGCTTTGCACTTGGCAATTTCGTAATAGGCAATAAGCTTTAGGATCTATTTAATATGCCAGAAAAAGTATTTCTTGGTACAGCGTGGGAATCTGGTACTCCTTATTCTTATCCAAATATTCATGCAATACTTCATTTCGAGGCTGCATATTCAGGCGTACTGACCAAGCTAGGGTTGTATTCCCGTGCATCAGGAGATGCTAAATTAAATCTGTATGAAATATCTGGTGGCTCTGCAACTAATTTGCTTTATGCAGATGACACGGGAATGTCCTGCATAACCGATCAAATGAACCATCTTGATATATCATCTGCGAAGATTCCAATTATATCTGGAACTAAATATGGAATAGGGGTCATAACAGATACGCCTGATGTCGTTTCTACTAACGCTCAATCTGGAGCTAGGTCCTATAAGACTGGTTTAAATTACAGTACGTTTACCGCGCCAGATCCGGTATCCGGGTACACTGATCAATCTCCTATATCGAATGTATTTAGTCTTGTCGCATATGGTGTTGAACCGCCAAGTATATCATCTATAAGCGATTCATTAGTATACGATGGCCAAACCGGAGTATCAATTAGTGGTTCAGATTTTATGGCCTCTGGAGCTACTCTTGAGATATGTGATGGGCCAGTATACGCAACTGCAAATAAGATTTCGCAGACAATTACAAATCAGACGGATTCAAGCATTGAGTTTACTGTTGTTAATACCGTCCCATTTTATGGAGATTGTTATTTATTTATCACAACAAGTCTTGGTCAAAGAAATTCGACAGGATATAAGCTTGGGTTTCTATCTGAATTTAAAGGCACTCTTAAAAAAGCAATGGTTTTTAATATAATATTAAATGCTCACGAGATAAAGAGTCTCTATAACAGATCGCGAATTGGATGATTCGCATATTGGAGAAAAAATGATAATCACATCAAAAATGGTCTTACCGTTGACTATCTTTCGAAAAGATCTTAATGGAAAAGAAATCAAAGAGATCATCATGCTCAGACCAGGTAAGCATAGCTACCAAAACGTGAACCACAAGGATCCAAGGGTGGCCGAACAGCTACGCGTCCTTCGAAAGCACACAAGCAGGAATGGAGTCTGGTTCGACGAGTTGCTTCCTTCCGATGTCGAGCTCATGTCGAAGATGAAAGGGACTCCCGGGGAGAAAGCTGCGGCGATCAGGGCGGCAATCACTGGTCCCAGCAGAAAGGTTGTGAAACATGCTGCGCGAGCTTCAACGAATGAGAGCGGAGCTCAAGACTCTGGGAAAGACGACGGTAAAAGTAAAGGCGGTCGGAAGGTATCCGACAAAAAGTAGGACGCCGGTGCAGGATGTCGCTCATTACCAAAACGACGGTACAAAAGACAAAGGCGGAAATGTAACGGCCGCGCGCTTTGTCGAGCGCGCAGAATCAGCAGAAGGTAAATGGGAAGAGGAAATCGACGAAGCGGTTGAATCGGCTATCGACGGCAATGAAGCGGCACTGCAGGTACTCGGGACACAGATAGCCGACGATATTGGCGACATGTGCGACAGAATACGTACAGGGCGCCTCAAGGCATCATTTCGAGGAGAAGTCAAGCAATGAATCCGAAGAATACGATAAGACCTTGGTTGCTTGCATGCTCGGTGCAGGGGGAGATAGGCGCAATAGAAGCCTACGAGACCAATGCCCCGGATATGTCCGGAAAGCCAGAGCACATCTATTTCGTTTATCATGTAGATGGCGCGAGACAAGTCACGAAACATCGTCCAATAAGATCCAGATCTCTGCCAGATCCAGAAGGATATGATGTAGTCGTCTCCGCTTCTCAGCAGTGGCAGACTAGAGTTGTAATCGATCTGTACAACTCAGAAAACGGACTATCGGAGCTCGCGGGATGCGCTGTTGCTGCTGAGTCGGACGAAGATGTCGACATCCAGAATGTGCTTCGTTCAGGCGGCATAGAATTTGTCTCTGGCTCTGCCGAGGTCGAGAATAAATCAACCCGCGACGGTACGCGTTTTTATTATCATCATCGGATGGTATGTTATTTAAACACCACCGAAGGTTTCCGACACACAAAAACAAATCACAGAGTGGATACGGTCAGCTTGGATGACGCGTTTTCATTCGAAACAGAATAGGAGAAATCAATCATGGGAATTGAGAGGTATTCGAGTTTTGTGACCGGTCTTTCGGTTACGCCGCCAGCCAGCGCTGGATTTTCTGTTCCGCTGCTATTGGTGGATACCGAAGAGGTGCCGTTAGATCGCCGATACATCATAACGACACAATCAGCGTACGCGACAGATCTCACAGCAGACAGCGACGCCAAAAACTGGTGCGCAGGCGTCTGGGGCGGAAGTAGTCTGAATCCATCCAAGGCCTACATCGGAAGGTGGGTCAGTGCTGCTACATCACCATATTTTGTTTGCGGATCTCCAGCTACATTTGATTCTTCGTGGGCCACCGGAACGCCAATTATCGATGGGACCTTAGATATTAAGGTCGGTTCTACAACCAGTAATGTGACAGCAATTGATCTTACTGGAGATACGTCATGGGCTGATGTTTGCGATTCGATAGAAGCAGGAACTGGTTTCCCGGCTGATGTCACTGTTACAGTGGATGTCTTAGGAAGAATCATCTTCACAAATACTGCAGGCACTGGTTCGACTCAAGATGCCATATCTGTATTAAGTAATGGTGCTGGAACAGATTTGACAGATCCTGAATATTTAAACATCGCATCTAATTCTTTTGCTGTTGCTGGAATGGACGCTGAGGATCCTGATGACGCACTGGCAGCCATCAAGGCACTGGATGACACTCCATTTGTTTGCAGCGTTCGTGGAGCGAGCATCGCGCAAACGGTATCTCTCGCCGCCGCGCTTCCAACATACAAGATGGTAGGCGAGTTTGTCATCAACGACACGGATGCGAAGAACTCAGGGGCCACAACTGATGTTGGTTATCAGCTCGAAGGTGTATCCAACACAAATGTCCATCTGATATACACTGAGCACACAACTGAAAATCCTGATGCAGAGGTGATAGGCGCTTGCTACCCGAGACCGGAAGGTAAATGGTCATCTGCGTTCATCGGATTGAGCGCCAGTCATCAAAGTGGCCTGGATGTCGACGGTATAACAGACAAGTCACTCACAGATGCAGAGATTGTAGCGCTCAAGGCAAAGGGATACGACTATCTGGATAAGCCGTCAAATGCTGTGCATTGCTGTACGGGGCTCACGCCGTCTGGTGCCGAGATGCGGCATCGCATCGCGTTCTATTGGCTCGACAAGCGGAGCTCGGAGGCGGTCTATGCCTATCTGCGATCTCAGTATGAAGCCAACGAAGTGGTCACATTCAGTGATGCGGACATCCAGGCAATTGGAGGCATCGTCAAGGGATACATCGACACCTTGGTAGAGCGCAAAGCGATTGAGCCGGATTATACTTTGGATCTCCCGACGGCGTCCGAGTTTGACGCTACGATAAAGGCAACTCATACACTGGCGCTGACAGATATGGCAAGCATGTTCGGTCAGTTTGCCGTAAACGCCATCTCCGGCACTATGACGGCGACGGTATAAGGAATCAATCATGGGAGAATATAAAGACAACCTAGATTTTGAACCACACAACTTCAACACAACAACAATGACTATTAAGGCCCTTGAGAGCGGTGATACTCACAATTTGCAGGCACTTCACACATTAGAGGCTGCAAGGAAAGAAAGCCGATGGACAACGCAAGAGGTGAATTCTGGAGTATCAATTGACGTCGAGAAGCCGTCCACGGCCGGATCCATCAAGTGGACTCTACTCGACGCCAGCCCGTCAACGGACTGGCTGTTCGATCACATCGACGAGCGAGTACAAGTTACTGTCGCAGATTCAAATGCACCAAGTCTGAACTGCTCAGGAAAGGGACGACTCATGGTTCCACCACCGCTCAAGCGAGCCGACACAGTGGATACTCCGGAGTGGGAAGTCGTCGTAAAGTATCTCAAGATCCGAGGCGGTGGATACCGTCTGGTGACCGAGGAATAATAGAACAGGTGGCAGTCGGCATGGGGCAATCGAGATCTGTTGCCCCATGCTGTTTTTTCTTACGGTGAATCAATGGGAATGTCCGATGTAATAAAGATGATGGGGGGCCATGACGGTCTCTATTATCGGCCGTACTCCGTTACAGACATAAAGATCTCTGTAGGATTCATCCCGAAACTTATGGGTGCCTGGCACTACGTGATGGCAAAACACAATGCCCCACAGAATAAGCGATTCGGTAGTTTGGCGGGATCTGGTGTTTTTGTAGGAAATCAGAACAAGTCTGGCATTATAGAGATAGGAATGCTTGACGGAACTCTTGACGCGGCAATATCGGACATTTTCAACGCGGTAGACATTGCATTCCCGATTGCTGTAATCGACATCGGAACCGCTGGAACATCCGGTCTAATAGCCCTGGCGTGCAAAAGGGTAGAAACCCCAGCGTGGCGCCGGGATGCCCTTCCTGACATAACCACGTTTACATTCGAAGCACATCATCTTGGGATGTCATGGGGGCTTCGAATTCCAGAAGGAATTGATTGATGAAGGAAAAAAACAGAACCAAGCTTGTTGGAGCAACTCTTGGAGAAGAAGTTAGATCGTATGAATTCTTCAAGATGCCTGCAATATCTGGTGTTCGAATAATTCATGAGTATGGTTCAATAGTCTTAATGAATATGGAAAAAATCAAAGAGGCATTTTCCGTGTTCAAAAATGGAGACGAGAAGACCTCTGGATTGCTTCCAGTTCTAGAGTTACTCCCCAATATCATAACTTTTCAGAGACTGGCCGAGTTGGCCAAAGTCCTTCTCGCCGACGGGAAGGTAGACGGTCAAGATATAGACAGCGACGGAATGTGCGATCTATTTGGGGAAGATCCGCTGGAACTCTATGCGGCGATATTCTGGGCTCTGACTATCAACTATCCGAAGTACTTTGGCCCTTTATTGGAGGCCCTCGAGGAGGGGGCGGACGACGATACGACCCAAGATTTCGAGACGACGACAGAGACATAGAAAAAGACAACGAAGTAGAACACTCACTTGATTCGGTGACAATAGAAATACTATCGGTTGCTGAGCACTTCCATGTCGATCCTGATACAGTCGAGCAATGGCCCATTGATGTGTTCATGGACAGACAGGAATGGATGTGGCTGAGGACACGCGTTCCTGAGCCGAAACCAAAACCACAGAGGCGAAATGGCTGATTTTGAGAAAGTCTATCAATTAGATTTCGACACAGCAAAGGCGGAAGAGGGCATCAAGCGATTGGAATCGTTTGTAACCAAATTTGAGCAGAAGCTGGCCCGTGCTTTCTCTGGAAAGGCCGTCTCGAAATCAATTGAGTCAATGATCTCAAAGGTCGGAAAAGCTGACAAGTCATTATCTAAGGGGCTCGGAATTGCGAGCGATGCCGCGCTGAAGATGCGAGCGACGTTCGAAAAGTCGATGGATAAGTCAGCGGGAACCGTAAAAAAAGTCCGCGCTGGAGTAGGCACTATTGAACAGGCTCTCGATCGGGCAAGGGCTTCCGGTGCACGGCTTGATGCTGTTCTCGGCAAAGGTGCCGCGTCGTCGAGGATGAAAAAGACAGCCAGTGAAACTCTGAAAGCTGCTTCGAGTACCAATAAACTGAGATCCGGTATGTCTCGTGTCGCCACTTCCGAGACCAAAGTGAAAGAAGCTGGAGATGCACTCTTCAAGATGATGAAAAAAGCATCTCGGGCCGGTGAATCCGGGATAAAGAAAGTTGAACGGGCGATGGTTGCCACGGAGAAGGCAACCAAGAAAACTGACGAGGCAATTTCAAAAATGCTTCGTCCAAAAGGAGAATCCAGAAAAGCAAAATCGCTTGGTGAAATAGGCAAGAGAATTCGTCGCATAGGATCGTCATCCAAATTGGCGTCAACATCGGTGACTGGTCTTGTCGCCAAAGTGACACTGCTTATCGGAGCGGCAAACAAGATCAGAGGCATCGTATCAAACTGGATGGACTTTGATGACACCATGACCGTCGCTGCGGCGAAATTCTCCAAGCTTGAGCCGCAGATGCGCCCCGGAACCAAAGCCTTCGGAGAATTCAAGAAAGAGGTTCGCGAGGCGGCCAAAGAGACCGAGCACTCGGCGACCGGTGTCGCCAGAGCTGTGGATTTTTGGGCCAAAGCCGGGAAGTCTTCTGCGCAAACCAAGGCAGTTTTGAAGAACACTCTTGATTTTGCGTCTGCAAACACCGATGCATCTGGGTCTATGCTGGACGTCGCCAGGGCTGGCGACATTCTCTCAGATGCTCTCGGACAATTCAGGCTCGACACGAATGATCCAACGAAGCTGATGGAGAACACCGCTCGCGTTTCAGACGTTATGAGCGCGGCGGCAAATTCGGCGAACCTTTCCGCCGAGGAACTCTTCGAAGGTTTCAAAGACTCCGGTCCGGTCATGACACAACTCGGAGTCCAGATTGAGGACGTGTCCGCCTATCTAGCCACCATGGCAAACGCAGGCATCAAGGGCACAAAGGCCGGAAGATCGTTGAAAATCGCAATGTCGGCCATGAATTCACCGACATCAAAGCAATCAGAGCTATTTGAAAAATATAATGTCAAGGTAAAAGATTCAGAGGGTAATTTCAGAGGGCTCACGACGATTATTGGAGAGCTCAGCAAAGCCACAGAAAATCTAGGCACCAGTGAGCGATTCGATGTTTTTGGAACCATTGTCGGACGGGAAGGAATCGCACCGTTCCTGAATCTTCTTGCAGCAGGAGAAGATAAACTTGGTGATTTTTCGGCGAAGCTGCGCAACGTCAGTGGGGAGACAAAGAGACTCGCCGACATCACGCGACAGTCAGCATCTCGTGAGATGCAGAATTTCTGGAACAAAGTTTCAGATCTCGGTTTCACGATTATAGAAAAGACAAAGCTCTTTAATAAGTTCGGTAAAGCGCTCGACGGGATAGACTGGAAAGCGGCCACTGATTTCATTACGGGAAACTTGCTTCCAGTATTGAGCGATGTTGGTGCGGTGATAGTGGACTATCTATGGCCAGCAATCAGGATCGTATCAGGGGCGCTGAATACTGTGTTGTCGCCAGCAATCGAAGGCATATTGAGCCTATTGTCTCTATTGAGAGGCGAGGGATCTTACGTGTCTGACAGCTTGAATTCTATAGCCGATGACATGCCGAAGACTATCAGCAAGGGATTCGACGAGCTATATCGAAGATTCTACGGCTTTGCTCGATTGGCGAAATCGTTCGTGTCAAGATGGGGACGTCTTTTTGAGGGACTATCTTCAGGGATGGTGACTGAGTGGGATTCAGCTGGCGGACACATCACCGCAGGTCTAGAGATGCTGGGTGAATCGTTTGGAACAGTTTTCGAGGAAATAAAAGCTCTCGTCTATGAAGTAGTTGCCGTATTCATTGGCGGGGCCGATCATGTCGAAGATCGTTGGGTGTTGGCCGGAGAATTTATTGGTGGTTCAGTAGTCAACCTCGTCGGTGTTGTAACCGGCGCCCTCGGGGTGATAGCCAAGACGGCATCTGCGGTGTTCGGCATGGCTGTGAGGATGATTACGACTGCCATTCATGGAATCCGGACATCGGTTGAGGAACTGTTTGCCGGTGTGATGCAGATCATGGAAGGAGATTTTCTTGGGGGGATCACAAGAATTGGCATTGCCCTCGCCAACGCCATTACTCTTCCGGTGAGAGCCGCAATATCAGGACTTCTGAAGCTTATCGAAAAGATTCCAGGGGCATCAAGCTTGGCAGAATCGGTCGGAATAAACATAGACGACATCTCAGCGGCCGTCAGTGAGGGACTGACAGTAGATGCCAAGGGAAATGTTGATATTGGCAGGAACTATGTAGAGCCAGCTCCAAAACAGGCAGAGCCGGAATACGAAAAGCTCGTTTACGGCGAGCAGCAACCCAAATATCTCCAGTCGCCAGAAGCACCGAAATCTATGTTGAGAGAGCCCATGCCATGGGAAGTTCCAATATCAGTGCCGAAAAGCGCCTTTGTTCAGCCAGAAACTGCAGCATCAGTTCCAGTTTCTCAGATGTCGCCAGGCCTTTCTGAACAATTTGAAAAGCTGTATGAGCTTCAGAAATCCAAAGCAGACGAGGACAGAACATTTCAGCAGCAATCTATGGATATGTACCTGTCAACTGCAAAAAAGACAGAGGCAAAAACAGTCAACCAAAAAATAGAGATTGGAGGAAACACGTTCAACATCAAAACGAGCGGCAATCCAGAGGATCTCAAGAGACAGATTGAGACTATATCGAAGGCAATGTATAGAGATCAGATGCGTAATCTGAAAGACGAACTCGGTGACGCAAGCGCCAACGAGGGCGCCATGGAGTTCTGATGCTGACATCACTGGTAGGACTTGCTAAAGCAATCGCCGCTGGAAAAATAGGGGTCATCGATGACATCAAGATAGGCGACGTTGTGTTGTCTGCTCTAACAGGGTTGAGTGGTCGTGATTCTGTTACCATCACAGAGCGCGCCGTTCAGGCCGGCTTTCTCGTCACTGAAGGAATCATCAGAGATCCGCTAGAACGAACGCTGGACATCGTTCTAGCGGATCCTCAAATCAGTATCGAGTCCGGAATCTCTGCTGCTCTCAGTGGTGGCCTATCTGGATTCTCGGAATCATGGCGTGACAAAAAAGACACTCTCTATTCGTATCTTGGTCAAATAGTCGCCGTGACAACTCATGAGGGGTCATATCCGCGCATGATACTGAAAGCGATAACTCCAATTTATGATGTCGAAGAAAATTGGGATTGCTTCATCGCGCAGGTTGAACTTCGCGAATGGGACGAGAGATCAACCGAGGCGGCATCAGATGTTGATAGCGCAATAACGGCAGCAGAAGCGGTGGTTGGCGGATTATGAGAATAAAACTCTTCAGTAGACCAGCATACACCGGCTCGAAAGTCTTAGACGGAGATCCTTATATTCTTCGTATAAAATGGAACACATATAGCGAAAAATGGCACCTGCATTTGAAGGGCGTGTCTAACGGTGTAGAAATCCATGGAATAGCATTGCTCTGTGGGAAAGACTTGCTCGCCCCATACGGGTATCGACATCTTCTTGGCGAGCTTTGGCTTATCGACAATTCAGGTCGAGACGAGGATCCAGGTTTTTACGAAATGGGAACACGCTGGACTCTTGAGTACACATCGAAAACCTCATGACAAGCCATGTGAATCAGAAAATCTCTGTCGTCATACGTGGCGACACCGACATAGATCTCACCGATGAAGAGAAGCGCATCGAATCCATATCGAAGGATCTGTCCGACGAGCCAAATGAAGCGGTGATCGAGATCTGCAACCTGAAACCGGAAACGCGCGCCGCGGTGAAGGCCGCTGCGGACAAGTACGCTCCTATCGAGATCGGTGTCTCTCCGCTTCATTCTGCGGATCCGATGACGGCGTTCGTCGGGGAAATCGAGACGGTTGCGAATCGGTACGTTAAACCGGGTTTTGTAACGCGGATTCGTGCGCTCACACAGAAGCGCGCTCACCGCGCAGCCTATGTCTCACAGAAGACCTACGCGGCCGGCACGCCAAAGGCGGACATCGTGAATGATCTCGTGACGGCCATTGGACTTCCATCAGAGATTGATACGATGCCGACAACCGGTATTCTTCTTGGTCAATCATTCAGCGGAGCGGCATTTCCGATCCTCCAGCGTTTCGTTTTTGACTTCGGAATGTTTTGCTACATAGATAACGGCGTACTCCATATTACAAATGTCTATGACCCGCCAAACCCAACAGTTATTGAGATTACCGAGAACATGCTCATCACAGAACCACAGGAGACAACACGGAGAGACACACGGGACACCGCGCTGTTCACCGTGGCGAACATGACCAACATAGAGCCGGAGCGAAAACGAAAGCGGCGTAAAAAGCAAAAGACATTGAGAAAAGAACTTGTTGCAGACTTACTGGCACGTAATGTAGAAAATGTTCTTGAGGGATCTGATTATGTAGAGATAGAGGCTGTAGACATCACAGTACCCGGTATCGAGCTGGAATGTTTCGCTATCCCCAACCTAGCTCCTGACCATCTCATCACACTTGACGGAGGGGAGACGCACTACAGGGTTTTCGAAACAGAGATGTATGGAGATGACATACGGGATGGGGAGCGGCCGACAACACGGATACGAGCGGACCGATTCGAGGGCGGTGTCTCGGATATAGGGGCGACGACGTGAGTCTGGTCCGTTTCTTTAAGAAGCTGGCGCGGTCCATCGCCAGAACCGAGGTCCAGCGGATTCGGACGTGGGACGTGGGACAGATTATCGAGTATGACGATGCTCGGAATGCCGCGAAGATCCGACTCTGCGTCAAGGGGATTCGCACAGAGGATCCGGAAAACGACACTACTGTGGACCTCCCCGTGCTCGAGGACGTCCCCGTAAGGCAGGAAGGATCCGGGAAGCTCCTTAAATCGTGTGGGTCGGCGCCAGGATCCTACGGAATAGTGCTCTACTCACATCGGGACATTGAAGCCTGGCTCACCACTGGAGGAATCGTTGATCCGGCGAACACGCGGCGCTGGGACCTCTCGGACGCGGTGTTCCTCATGGGACTGTACCCGTTCGTCGCCGACGGCGACAACGGAATGATCGAGGAGCCGGTCAAGACAGATCGCATCTCACTCCGGACGCGGTCTGGACTGACTGAGATTTCTGTTCTAGATGACGAATCGGTCGCGATAAACGTCAACGACGGGGCCGCTAATGTGACAATTGATGTCGATGGAAACGTTTCGATTATATCTACAGGTGACATCTTGGCGCAAGCCGACGGGAAGGTAACTACATCGGCTACAGAAACTGTCGTTCAAGACGGTACCGATTACGCGGTACAGTTTACGTCGATGAAGTCTGCGTTTGACACGCTAAAATCAGAGCTCAACGCATTAGTTACAATTTTCAATGCACACATCCATCCTGGGGTATTGGCTGGAGGTGCATCAACCGCTGTTACTGCGACACCAGGAACCCCGCCAGCTGCGACGATGGACAGCGCAAAAGTAGATGATGTGAGGTTGCCATGATTGGATTGAGACTGACAAGAAACTCGGAAGGTCGCCTAGATCTGCTTTTAGAAAACGGCCAATTCGTTATGGCAGAAGACGGCGATGCAGCCGCGTCAGCTCTGACACTCCGCATGCATATCGAACGAAACGAGTGCATAGACTCTCCAATAGTGGACACTCAAGAGGAACCGCTTGCCGGTGTAGATCTCTACGGAATCCTCCTCGATGTGTCGAAGAGCCGTGCGGAGAAAGAGCTCGAGCTACGCAGAGCTGTATTGGCGGCGCCCAATATAGAAAAGATCATCCGAATAACCTGGACACAGATAGGTCATGTCGCCTATCCAGAGATTGATGTCCAAACAGCATGGGGTTCCGAGTCGGTATCCCAGCAGGTAATACCGTTATGACAACAGAACTCACGTCACTTGGGCTGCAAATTTCAAGATACGCAGATCTTGTGAGCGAATACAATGATGCGTCAAAGGCAGTGTGGGGCGAATCGATAGATACCTCACAACTAAGTTCGCTTGGTCACCTTCATAGACTTATTGCGCTGTCGCTTGCCGAAATCAACGAAACCTTGCAGGCCGTAATTGATGTCACTTCGGCCGCCAACGCTTCAGGGAACCATCTCGATCATCTATTTTCTCTCATCGATCTTCAGCGACAAAGCGCGTCCAAGTCGACTGTCACGCTGACATATACTGTATCAGTAGTCACAACGATTCCGGCCGGGCATCGCGTAAAGACGAGCGCTGGCGTCGTGTTCCAAACGCTTACTGATTTAGTTTTTACTGGATCCGGATCTGACGATGTCTCGGCAGAATGCACAGAAGATGGACCGTTTGACGCGGCAATTGATGAGGTGTCTATACCAGTGACTACACTCTATGGACTGACTTCTGTCACAAATTCTGCGGCCGCGATACCAGGACGACTTCGCGAGACGGATCCTCAATTCAGAGCCAGACACACGGCAGCGGTGGCGACCTCCGGAGAAGACGACGTGGCGAGCATCTATGAAGCGGTTTCTTCTGTTGAGGGTGTGGCGTCGGTGTATGTCGCTGAAGATACCGAGAATCACACGATTACGGTCTCGGTAATAGGTGGGAGCGACAACGACGTCGCTGCAGCCATCAACAATAACAGGACAGCTGGAATATCTACAGTTGGAATTGAATCAGTTGAAGTTTTTTCGGCAACAACTGGACAAGTCGCAACGATAAATTTCCACCGTGCTGATGATGAAGATTTCTATATCGATCTCACTCTCACAAAGAATGACGCGCTATTTCCGGCAGATGGTGAAGCACAGATAAAGGCTGCTCTAGTGGCGCTCGCCGAGGAGTACGTGATAGGTCAGACGATTGATTACTACGGCCTACTCGCTCCTATTTACACGATTCAGGGAGTAACGGTGACAGACATGCGGATCGGATGGGCGCCCTCCCCCACCGGAACGGTGAATCTCACGACAACAATTATTCAGCGACCAGCGTTGCCGATAGGTAACATATCGATTTCATTCACGTCATGAGCAACGGAACGATTCATCAGAGGTGGCTGGACCGCCAATTCGCAGTGTTCCGGGAGTCGCCGCACATGCTCGGCATTGCAGAGGTTCTCTCTGGTCCCATGAATGAAACTTTGGCGGCCATGGAGTACTATCTCGCCAACACCGACCTCGATGAACGCGAGGGCGTCATGCTCGACTTCTGCGGCTGGCTCATCGGTGTGCGTCGGCCGCCGGCGCAAGAACCCGATGAGAATCTGCTTTGGTTGTGCGCTCTTGATGGAGTGGATATAGAGTCTGAGAAGCGCGGATTATCGACGCTTGATCAGACTGAGGGCGGATACATGACGGGAATTGAAGGAATCAGCTCTCAGAGTGAACCGGGAACATTCATGTCGGACGATGATTATCGAGAGCTCATCAAGACAAAAGCGGCGACGTTCAGACGAAAGGCGACACTGGATAATCTGTTCGTGTACCTGCAGCGCTTCGGAATGCGCGTTGAGTTCACAGAGGGGATCGCTGAGGTTACGTTCACGCCGGAGTCGTTTGATTCTGTTTCGTACTGGAAGAGAAACTACGTAACAAATAGAGGATTTAGACCTGCTGGGATCAAGATAGTGCTCAGTACGCAAACAGATCCGGAGGAAGGATTATGAGCATCACGAAATTGGAAGAGTGGGCAGCTGATGTAGTAGGTGAATCAGACATCAACGGCCCGAAGGTAGAGACAGACAGTACCTACCTGGCCAGGGTACCAAATGGAATGACGGCAGAGCGTCTACCATATCCAACGTTCAATAGAATACTGAATGACATCCATGCAAAGACCAATGAGTCATTATCTAAAGGGCCCAAAGGGGCAAATCCAGATGCGACCATGGAGTCTGTCATTAAAGGGGTGCGGTCATCATCTGAGTTTGGCACGTTCGGATATGATTCTCACAACGAGCTCGATAGCGGTGATGCGTCGGATGAATTTATTTATCTAGCTGTCGCTCTTATTGACGGTAGCAGAAAGCTGATCTGCCTGGATCAAACGACTGCTCTCAATGTCGAGATATTCGACATTGAGACAATGTCGTATGATGGGGCGCAAACCATTCCCTCCTCCTCATTACCGTCGGATGGCAATGAAAACTGGATCCCGAGAGCTATCGTTTGTGACCTTGATTACGCATATATAGTATTTGGTTCTAATAGTTCTGGATCTACCTACGATAATGACCACTATCTTCAATCATACCGACTATCAGATTGGACTGTAAACTCAGGATGGCCCTCCACCGGTCTATTTTTATTTGATAATGGCAGCTTACAACAAATGAATTTATTATTTGCGAATGATGATCTACTCGCGGTGACCGACACTGAAACGACGATAACCGGTGGGACTTCTAGAGCGGTGATTCTGATTGACGCGGCGACTGGAACTGAGGATTCATACGGGGCAGGCGATCTTTCGTCCGACAATGTTTATGGGATCTGTTCAAACGGCCAATACATCTTCATCGCTACCTCATCATATATTGGCTCTATGTCAATTGCCGCGCCATCGTCTGGCTGTGGTGGAAATGGATGGCCGAGAAATGTCGGCTCCTTTAGTATATCTTGCCTTGGGGATGTCGTGGTCTCGACTGATGGTTCAGTCGCATACGTGTTAAATACGAGCATGGCTGATATTGCCACAATTACACCAGTCACAGATCTTATTATACATATCGGAGAAATTAAAACTGATGGGCTCAATTTTTGGTGTCGCGGGGCAAAATACATAAACGGGTCCGACCAAAAAGAGGGCTTTATATACAAGATGAAAATACACGGATTGATGGGACAAGGTTCTGGAGGAACACCTGAAGCTGCGGCCGACGAGATTTTTGAACCCTATGCATTATCCCGTGGTGACAGCAATTGGCAATCCCGCATGATCTATGATGGTGATGGGATAATAGTCGTATATGATTCTGCTGGATCTGGTAAGTTACATAAACTACCTAAGACAGCATTGCGATGAGTGCGATGATTAATTCAAAATGGAATACTTCCGAATGATATCCTTGTCGGCATCTGTATATGCCGTTGATATTTCATCTTCCAGCCCGAGGACAAAATGAAGCGGGCTATAGAATACATCATCTGGATTGTCAGAATGCTCGTCTTCGCCGGCGCCCATCAGATGAATGAGTTCGTGCATCATGACGCGCTGGAACGCCTCGATACCAAACTCTTCGGTTGTCAGATCGCTTCGGACGGCAATATCACCGGCGTGATACCAGCCGACGTGATCACCGTAATCGAATCCGGATGCAGTCTCATCGTCTGAGATGCACATGACGAGGTGGCCGCCGCCAACTTCAGACACCGTCTCATAATCGACCGACTTACTTCCGGTGATTATGGCATGCTCGTATCCGAGAACCACATTCAGCGCCTCGAAGGCTTTCATCGCTGCCCATCTTTCATCAGATGAGCAGTTTTTGTCGATGTGGAACTCGATTGGTTCCACACAGCCCAAAAAAGTCAAAGCACAGATGATTACAAATATTGTTTTCATTGTTTTCTCCTTTAATTATAGAATAATCATGGATTGATAAATGACAACTGAACAGATTAACAGGATTGAAAAAAAACTCGAAAAAATAGACGATATTCTTGCGTCGACCTCCAAGATAGAAGAGCACCTTAGGCATGTTCCAACGAAGTCTGATATGTTGTTGGCTATCAAAAGCCACTGGGATCAATGCTCAGCAAAGAGGACTGCCAAGACTCGATGGATACTTGGGATTCTGCTTGGTGTATCGACTATTGTATTGGGCGTATTCGAGATTATTCATTTATTTTAATTGAGATATTCTTTGCAACATAGCTGTAACCCCTATGGATCCAATGCAGATCCAATCAGGCTTTCCACACGTTACTTCGGATTCAAAATCCAGACATCCATTCTTCCCAATCACGGCGATATTGTACACCTGACTGCCATCTCTAAGAGTAACTGAGGCTCCGTATCCGTTCGGAAAACTGAATCGCCATTTGCGTCGTTGTTCTTCTCCAAACTGATCTAGCACTTCGTGTCTTTCATAATTGAACCCAAACTGTTTCATTTTCTGCCTCTACCACATTCCAAGAGTCGGATTATGGCATGGATACTCGGTTTCCCGAGAGGAGCATCGTCAGCTCTTCTGTCGCGCTCTGATGGATGTCTTTCGATCCATCCCGTCTCGATTACTAGCGGGTCACGTTTCTCTACATGAATACTGTATTGTGTTTTCGTTTTTTCCATTTCATACTCCTTTTCTGGCCGAATCGGCCTCCACCAACTCCGCCAGTACAAGGCATGCCTTGTTTTCCCACGGAGGGAGGCCTGGACTGTCAATTCTAGCAGCTTTTTGGTATTTTTCATGCTCTCGCAACCACTTAGCTTGAGATACCACAGCATGTCGGAAAGCCGCATGCCATCCCCTTGGCCCAAAGTGGAGTTGAGTCAAATGCGGACTCATCCAGGCAATCAACTTTCGGGCCCAGGACTCCGAGTCGTCTTCGCTGGCGCATGACTCAATCAACATATCGTAGCATAAAAATGCACAATCCAATTTACAAGATGAATCTGAAAGAAGTTCTTCTTTCACCGCCTCTCGTAGTGGGTTTAAAATTTGCTCTCTGGACAATTGCCAAGCCCAACCCGATGGGTCCTCCTTCAGACAATCCACGACACGCTGTTGTTTTTCATTCAAATCCATCAGCGACGGCCCTCCGGCCATCACTTGATCTAAGAATTCTCCCATCTTTACACTCCTTTGCTTGGCCGATAATCGGCCACTATATGTTTTCTTCGGCGACGTAGATTCGGACGCCATCGCAATCCTCCACCCAGCCCCATGCTCCATTCTTGATTGCTGCCGGCGTAAGGCCGGCCTCGATAATCATTTTGTCACGAGCATCCTCAATCGAGGATGCCTGAATTATCCCGCTTTCTCCGTCTGTCTTATAGAAAAAATCCATTTTCTTACTCCTTTCTGCCCATAGTATCGATATCTAGCGGATAGCAAGATACTTCCCATGTCGCGAGACTTTCTGGAGTCCCGCTTGTAATCAATTTCGCCCCTATTGCCGGGGCATATCCACTGACGCCCCTGTTGTCCCAAGAAGTATCTGTGAATCGGATTATATCTCCATTCGGAGACGGTCGAAACTTGTTTTCATTTTTATCGTTTTGTACGATAAAGCCAGTCGTTGCTTTGGTCCCTGTTCTGATCTTCATCTTTCTTCTACTTCTTTTCCGGCCGAATCGGCCTCCACTCCCGCCCGCCATGACTGACGGGCAGGGTGGGGGTCGATTACAATCCTCTACGCTTAATTTCTTCTTTGCAGTATCGGTTTTCTGTTTCCCACGATACATGCCAATATAGACAATTTTCGTCACCGAGCCACCCATTACGGATGGCTTTGTCTACGGCATCTCGCCACCAGTCTCTCTCGGCGCGATGATGCGCCTCGATTGATGATGATATTCCTATACAATCACCACCGTGTATGGCACATTCGCAAGGATCATGATCTTCCCTCCATGCTTTAGAGGACTCAACGCCATCGAGCAACTCTCGACAGCCTGGTTCGTCGACCCAATAAGGTCGACACGAGCATCGTCGGTCATCTCTCCCGTGATGGTGAACGGGACACCCGTATCTATTGACACAATAATGCATCTTCTACTCCTTTGCTTGGCCGAATCGGCCTCCACTCCCGCCCGCCATGACTGACGGGCAGGGTGGGGGTCGGTTCAATCTGCAACGTAAATCAAAGTCGGGTCTTCTGAGGCGATCTCCTCGGCATCATCGAGAGAGATGTCCCGGCGTGCGTCCTCGGTAGGGTCTGCGTATTTGCAGAGCTTGGCTTCTGGATTTGCTCGCTTGAATTCGATGGCTTCGTGTCCCGTCAAAGGTTTCATTTTTTACTCCTTTTTTGTTGTGTCCTTATATCTATAGTTTAAGGCTCAAATTTGACAGTGCAATTTTATTTTCGTCCGCTGTTTAGAATATTCAAGATAGTCAAAATATTTGGACTGTTCGGTGCAACGTCGAATGGTCTTTTTTTTGGACCGTCGTCTTTCGACGGACCCGTCTCGATTACCAATGGCTCGCGTTTCTCTATTATTGAATATTGCGTATTTATCTTTTTCATCTTATAATCCTTGTCTTGGCCGAATCGGCCGCCACTTCCACCCGCCATGACTGACGGGCAGGGTGGGGGTCGATTAAATTTCAGTCAACAAATTTAATCAGTGTGGCATGTACGACTTGTATACAGCCATCATCAAGCTCTAGGATCCCAACTGGATATTGACCACCATCACCATCGCTATCACTAGACCAACAATGGAATTTGGCATCTATAACGATTCTATTATACTCATAATTGCCAACACTGTTACACATTCGGACACGTTTTGTGTATACACAAGATCGCAAGTTTTCATTTACTCTTTTAGTCTTTGTGGCCATTGTTGCTCTCATTTTTCACTGCTTTGTTACAGCTTATATCTATATTGTGTATCCTGGATTTCTCGGCGCAAGTGCTTTTTTGTATTTTTCTCATATTACAATTTTATAGTATTAAATATTTCACAAATGAAATGTACTGTTTCACAAATGAAATACAATGAATTCAGTACTATGAACAAAATATAGTTATTTCAGTCACTTATATCTTGTCATTAAATTTGCAGTGTGACAACAGAGGCATATCCCTGCTTATCCTGCCCGAGATTATACTCCTTGCTCGGGCAGGATTCTTTTTTATAAGGAGTATCAAGGAGTAAAAAAATGAGTAAAAAAGAAGAATTGCGTCCGTGTACATTTAAGAAAAAAGTGCGGATTGATGGAGGAGTCTGGCCCGATAACATTAAAGAGATCCAGATCAAGGGTCTCTTTCATCGCTGGAGTCAAGAGTCAGAGTCATCTAATGGAGATATATCTACTGTGGCGGTGATCGAATGCATGGACGGCTCAGTGGAGCTTGTCTATGCCGAGAGTGTCAAATTTATTGATTAACAAGGAGTGAAAATGAATAAATACAATGAAATTGAAGCGCTAAACTGGAGTACGCTGAAACAGATGTCGATCTCGCCGGCATTCGCAAAGCACCAGGCCGACCATCCCGAAGAAGCGAAAGACACGGACTCATTTCGCCTCGGGCGGGCAGTACACTGTGCGGTGTTGGAGCCGGAAAGGTTTCTGGATGAGTACATCGTGCAACCCGACTTCGGAAACATGCGCACAAAGGCCGCCAGGGAAGCCAGAGATAGCTGGCTGGATTGCTTACTCAAGGATGTCGAGGTTATCAGTGGTGAAGAGTTCGAGACGGCGACGAGGGCCGCAACAGCGGTACATGCACATGAGCACGCCATGGAATTACTGCGCGGTGCAAGAACAGAACACATCGTCCAATGGACGCATCCTGGAACAGGCATCAAATGCAAGGGACGGCTGGACGCCATTACCGACAGGGTTGTGGACCTGAAGACAACTCGGCGTCCGATAGTGCGTGATATCCTGCGGGATGCCGCGAACTATGACTACCACGGCCAACTCGCATGGTACCACGACGCAGCAGTTCTAGCCGGGCTGATCGATGGACACGTGCTCCCGGCAATGATCGCCATACATGTTCCAAAGGGAAGCTCCTTCGTTGACATCGCCGTTTTCAGTACGGGGTATGCCCCCGAGACGATTGAAGCCGGGCGCGCATTATACGAAAACCTGATCTCACAATACGCGGGATGTCAATCAACAGGGTGGTGGCCAGGCATGGCGCCAGAGGTAATTCCATTTGAGTTGCCAGGATGGAAGCTGGAGGGTTAGATGGAACGAAAAAGGAATATCATGACGGCACCAATGGTTGCGCGCATCTGTGAGTGCGATCTGAAAACAATCCACAATTGGGTGAACAGCGGGAAGATGAATGCCTTCCGGACACCGGGCAGACATCTCCGGTTTACCAAGATGGATGTCATTTCTTTCTTGCGAAAATACGGCTTCGTCGTGCCCGGGGAGTTGCTGAAATGACTGACTCACACGCGATAACCACGACGGCGCCGGCACAGATTGAGCAACAAACGAAAATGCATCCGCTGGTCGAGCTGGCCATGAGTGGTGGACAGGAACTGGATACCGAGAAGCTGAGGGAGCTTATGGCGCTCCAAAGGGAGTGGCAAGCAGACCACGCGAAGCAGGCGTACACGCGATCGATAACGAATCTGAAGAATGAGATGCCTTCTGTAATTGAAAAAGATGGGATGGCGTCATTTGGTACAGGAGAGAATAAGCCAAAATACAGATTCACTACACTCGCCAGGGCAATGGATGTGGTGACACCATGTCTTTCGCGAAACGGGCTTTCCATATCGTGGAGGACAACCAATGACGGAGACGGTGTGTCCGTCACTTGCCGTATTACCCATGCCGATGGTCACCATGAAGAAACAACTCTATCCGGGCCAATCGACAAAAGCGGCGGCAAGAATGCCATACAGGCTGTCGGCTCAACGGTAACTTATCTGCAGCGCTATACGGCACTTGCCCTGCTCGGCATCGCCACCGCCGACATGAAAGAACCACATGGATCGAAAGACGACAAAGTTGACGCCGCGAAAAACCTCCAGGCCGTCGCCACACTCAAGCAGTGCGGCGTGACATTGGAGCAGGCGTGCAACCATATTGGCAAGGACGTGCGCCAATGGACATTGTCGGATCTGGAAAAGCTCAGAGAGCTCGTGAGAGCCAACCGGCAGCAACCAACCGAAGAATCACATGACGCCAAAAACGAAGAGGCAACCGAAATAGAACAGCTTCGTGCCGAGGTGATCGACAAGGCCCGCGAGAAATGGGGCGACAATGGAATGATCAAGCTTGGTCAACTCCTGCGGTCAAATGGGACAATGATTTCCGATGCCGGCCTGGATGCCTTGAACTGGGCACTGGAGGAAATGAGATGAACATCGCACTGGCAACAATCGTAGAGCAATCAGGTCTTGAGAGAGCAAAAGCCGAAAGCATCTGGTCTAATTTTGAACCATATTTCAATGCGGCGTCAGAATGTAGTGTAAAAGTCAACGGGCTGGAAATCACGGACGTCACTCAAAAGAAAGAGATGAAGCTGGCCCGGGATATCAGGCTTGAGCTCAAGAAGATCCGTGTTGCTGCCGAGAAGACCAAAAAAGAATTGAAGGATAGTGTACTGAAAGAGGGGCGCTTCATCGACGCAACTTTCAATCTCATTGCCGACGCAACGAAACCAATCGAGGCCGACCTGAAAGAGAAAGAGGAGTTTGCGAAACGTAAAGAGGCCGAGCGGATAAAGAAACTCGTAGCCACGCGCGAAAACGCTCTCTCTTTACTTGGTGTCGACATCAGATTTTTGGACCTCGCAAAGATGTCTGACACTGACTATGACGTTCTATTGGAGAAATCCACGCGAGAGCACGAAGAGCGTCTCGAGATGGAGAGAAGATCCGAAGAGGAATGGCTCGCCCGTGAGAAAGCCGAAGCTAAAGAACGTGCCCGTATCGAGGCCGAGAACGCCCGCCTACGGGCCGAGGCCGAGGAACGTGAGCGACAGATCGCTGAAGAGCGGGCGAAGTTGGAGGCAGTCAGAAAGGCCGCCGAGGATGCCGCTCGGATTGAACGAGAGAAGCGCGAGACCGCAGAGAGAGCCGAGAGAGAAGCGAGAGAGGTCGCAGAACGGGCGGAGCGAGCGAAGATCGAGGAAGAAATCAGGAAGGCTCAAGAAGAAGTGGAGGCGGCACAGCGCGCGCTCAGGGAGAGACAGGAAGCCGAGGAACGGGCAAAACGAGAAGAGGTCGCCCGCCTCGAAGCGCAACGCAAGGCGGAAGAGGAAGAGCGTAAACGCCTCGAGGCCGCCGGCGACAAGGAAAAGCTGTCCGCATACTTCGATCAGGTTCTATCCGTGGAAGTCCCGACAGTGAAGAGCGGCGAGGCGGAAGGCATCCTCGCTCTCATGCACAACTGTATCAAAGTGTGCGTATCGAAGGTTGAGAAGCTCTGACGCAGAGCGTTGTATTTTTAAAACCGACCGACATGGTCAAGGGAGAATATCGAGATGAAAGTAAGTTGTGAATTTGAATTGGACTGGGTCAATGAAGACGAAACCATCGATAGTGAGATTGAGAAACGACTTGTTCGCGCGGTAATTGATAAGATGCCCAAAAGCATAATGGAGGGCATCGAAAAAAAAGCATCTGATCTGATGTCCGATAAGGTCGATAGCACAATCGACACAATACTTGATCGCTTCATGAATCGAGAAGTGATGGTGACGGACCGATGGGGGGATATTCAAGAGAAATACGAATCCGTCAACGAACTATTGAAATCAAAGTTCGATTCCTTCGTTTCACAGCCAGTCGACAAAAATGGAAATCCAGCTAAGGGGTGTTCGTACGGCAAAGTGTACACACGAATTGAGCATCTGATCGACGCGAGAATACAAGATAAGGCCAGCAGGTTTACAAAGAACATACTTGACGGAGTTGAGGCACAGCTGAAACAGCACTTGAATGAACAGATCAAAAAAAGCACCGAGGATGCATTCAAGAAAGCGATGAATCTGGATGAGATCCTGTCAGGAAATAAATAACCGCGAAACCGGCTCAGGCCGGTCGTTACGGGGTGGCGCCCATGACCTGATGAGCAGCTAGGGGACGGGAAATTTAAATGATCGAACGAACGCATACAACAGAAGAAGATAATTGCAAAAGATTATGGTATTCTGTTTTGCTCCAAGCGATCAAAGATATAGAAGCACTACAAAGAAATAAATTACCAATTGCATCTAAAACCAAAGTTTTATTTTATAGAGAATTACGATATTTTTTTTCTGAGAGATGCGAGGAACTTGATAACATATGTGAAATTATAGAAATTGACGTTGGACGAGTCAGGAGAAAAGCAAATATCATGCTTGATAATGTTGACATGAAACAGAAGTTATAATGATTAAAGACATGAAACCAACTATGAAGAACGCGATAAGAGCGTTCTGTCACCAGTGCATGGGATATTACTCAGATACTGGAAGAGATTGCGAGAATGTCAGATGCCCACTGTATTCATTTCTGCGAAATAATCACAAAATGGAACCAGATTTCGACTGAACGCGCTGGAACCCATCCAGGTCCGGTCGAGTGCTTTTCGCGGATTGTGAGTCGCGTACAGTATCAGAAAATGCATTAGAGGGATTAAAGCTCGCCAGAGAGAAGCGATCGAAAAAGTCTATTGACTCCGAATGAGAATTTTGGCATAAACAAAGTGCGATGATGAAGAACTGCAAAACGAAATCAGTGGACAGCCGGTCGGGATCAACTCACCCCGCCGCAGTTCGATCATCGCAGCCGGCCGGTTGCCTACTGGTTTCGTTTTTTTGGGGAAATCGTGACCTTAAGAATTAAAAATTGGTCTAACTATCAGCACTACAGAGATCGTTGTCCGCCATGGATTAAACTCTACAGGAGTCTACTCGACGATATTGAATTTCTGAAGCTATGCGGTGACTCTGAGATTGGCGTCCTGATTCGGTTATGGCTTATTGCCTCCGAGGATAAAACTATGAAGGGGGAGCTACCTGATATCGAAACGCTAGCAGTGCGCTTACATATGGCTTTCCCAGGTCGAGTTACAAAACGTGACATTGTCAAGGTAGAAAATAGATTAAGTGCCCTGAAACATTGGCTGGAGCACGATGCTAGCACGGTGCTACATAAAGCGGAGCACGGTGCTATACCAGAGACAGAGAAAGAGACAGAGAAAGAGACAGAGAGAAAGACAGAACACGCGCGCGAGCGCGCTTCAAACGTAGATCACGATTTTGAATTGTTTTGGAGATCGTACCCCAAAAAAACAGGAAAGAAGGCAGCGATAAAGGCCTTCCACAAGGCACGTAAAACCGGTTTGCCTAAAATTGATACCTTGGTAGCCATAATCGAAAGACAAGCAGCCAGTGACCAGTGGAAGCGCGACAACGGGCAGTATATTCCAAACCCTACAACATGGCTCAACCAAGGGCGATGGGACGACGAGGTGAAATCTACTCGTAAGCAACCTCGAGAAGACATGCACAGGAATCTCCACGAGTGGGCGATGGAAAAAGAAAGGAAAATGCAAAATGACACCATCGGCGATAGCGAATTGCCTAAGCGTGATATCGGAATGCTACCCAGGACGGTTTACCCCAAGCCGGGCGACCACTGAGGTGTGGTCCAAGATGCTCGACGACGTTGACGATACAATCGGGGAGGCAGCAGTGGTACAACTCTGTTCCTCCAGAGACTTCCCGCCGACCATCGCACAGATTCGAGAAACAGTCCTCTCTCTTTCCGAGGGGGACGTGGTGCCCCCTTCACCATGGGAAGCATGGGAACGAGTTTTGTCTGGAGCATCATTTGCTTCTGGAAGTGAGGAGTCTGTGAACCACTATCGAAATTTGTCAGAGATGGAAAGGCGAACAGTGAATTTGCTCGGGGGCGCATATGAAATTCGTCACGCAGAGAATCAAGGGGTAACTCGTTCGAACTTTGTAAAGGCGTACAACGATTTGCTCACGAAGGATCGCCAAAGACGCTTGGCAATCAAAGGTGTGAAAGCTCTTGCCTCATCAAACCGGCAAAAACCGGAAGTGACGCCGGTTGAACGACAGATTGATGAGCCAAGGGAGATACGGAAAGCAGATCCAGCAACGGTGTCGGAGATGCTCAGGGAGGCGGGATTCTGATGTACGACCGCCCATACCGACCGTCAAGAGAAGTCTGCTCGCGCTTCTGGCGAGCCAAAGATAGATGTCATCGGTGCCCGATAGCAGACGCATGCGTGTCCGGTACACCGATTACCGTAGACACGATTAAACAACACGAATCCGATTTGGATTTAGCAGCCAGGAATTGGCTTGAGAAGGCAAGATTGGAGCGGTGATGAGTAACGATATTGATTACACGAGACTTCCGAGACATGAACTAAATGAGTACCTCGGAATCACAATCTGGAACATGCGCAGCATCCGCAAACGAAACGATGCCAAGAAACGCGCAGCAATAGCTGCAATAGGCTCCGATGTGACCCCGGCATACCGGAGAAAACGGCGCATCCGAAAGAAGAACCGTAAGGAGATAAGACGCGCAGAGATTGCGGCTTTCACCGCAGGAATTCGATCATGATCGTCTATGGAATCGACCCAGGCACCGAGCACAGCGGCGTGGTCGCATACGACACCGGACGGAGAATTGTATTGGAAGCTGGAGAGATATCGAATGGGTCTCTGCTGGCTCATCTACGCGATCCAGATACTCGCATATTTCATTTTCGTCTGGATCGGCTCTACATAGAGACAATCGAGCCGATGGGGTTGCCAGTCGGAAAGTCCACCCTCGAAACAATGCGATGGGTGGGTCGGTTTCAAGAGGCGTGGGAGCGATACTCTGGTTTCGCCGCGAGATTGGTATCTCGAGGCGACGAGAAGACTCTTCTTTGCGGTTCGGCGACATTCCGAGATCCAAAGTCTGGGCGCCGCCGATCCGTAACGGACGCTCAGATTCGCCAGGCGATCATTGACCGATTCCCGGCAACCGGCGGCGGTAAGACCCCGCAGGTAGGAACAAAGAGCCAACCTGGCCCGCTGTACGGAGTGAAAGGGCACGCTTGGAGCGCACTTGCGGTCGTACTGACAGGACTCGAGGCAACAGAAGGTGGACAGCAGCCATGAAGACGGCAGTAAAGCTTGGATACGCAATTGTACGCGCTGAAACCGAATTGGCCGTCATGTTCGACACGAAAGAATACGGTACGTTATGGGTCCCGAAGCGCGCGATACACGATGATTCTGAAACATGGGACTCCAAGAACAACACCGGCGAGCTCATTGTTCACGAGTGGTTCGCAGAAAAGAGAGGTTTAATCTGATGGATCTTCGTACAAATGAAGTTTTTAGAAATATGCCTGATATACAAGATGATTTTACCGAGTATTTCACTCGTATACCAAAAGAATACCATGAAGCAGCTGAGACCCTGCTGAATGGGAAGGATAGAGCAGTTGCAGATAAAACAACATCAGCTGGCCGATCACTGTTGTATTTTGCAGAGAAGATAAAATCACGACGCAGAAAAGAAAAAAATGCACGTAGAGCGCGACGCAAGCAGCGTAGACGTAGAAAATAAGAGGTTTGAACAGTTGAATCAATTGTCGATGCAACTTGAACGACTTTGCAGGGTGCGAGATCAGGCCATTCAATACGGATGTGTCATACTGCAATGTTTATATTGGAAATGAAATACTCAACAATAAACCCGCGACTCGAAATACTTGACGGTCGGATAAAATGTTTCGAAACCGCAGAAGAAGCGATCGCACATGCGAAGAAAAATAAGTGCCGAGCCTATGAATTGGGCACTGTGATCTATGGACAGTTGGAATTTAACTTTAAGAGGAGAAACGATGAAATACATCACATTCAAACAGGAGATGGCGCGCGCCTATGCAGAGGGTCGGAAGCGGATGACGCGACGGGTTATCAAGTGGTCAAAGTGGATTCAGAACTGCGATCACTCTCTCAGTAGGATCGCCGAGATCATCAACTCGAATGACTATCGCGGTGTCGTCAAAAGAGACTGCTGCGACGGTATTGAGCACCAATATCGCTGCCCATATGGTGCACCTGGAGACCAGCTCATACTCGGTACGACTTGGGCTGTCTACTGCGGATTTGATCATCTCAAGCCAAGCGAATTGCCGAAAGACGTAATTATAGACGAAGTTCTGCAACCTATACCAATCTGGTCCTACTTCGACTCGGAAGAGAAACCAGAAGGATTCGGAAAGCTGCGGCCTGGTCGGTTTCTGCCTGGATTTCTCCGCGATCGGATGCCGTGCGAGACGCTGAGGATCGTGAGAGCTGAACGGGTGCAGGACATCACGAATGAAGAGGCGATCTTGGAGGGGATATTCGAGACACCGAGAGAACCCGGGTTCGATTGCTGGTCCACGCACGGCATGCGTGACTATTACCCGACGCCAAGAGATGCCTTCAGGGCGCTTTGGGATTCGATCAATGCCGGTAGAAATTTCTCATGGGCAAGAAACCCGTGGGATTGGGTTTTGGGGTGGTGAACGGAGGTGAAGTGATGAGACCGGATAAGCCAGGGTATTGGTGGTACAAAACGTATGACGGTAGGGAAAGAATCGCTGATATTGCGAGCGGGTTTTCTTACGAATTGTGTGTCTTTGAGAACCAGCGTCCAGTTCCTGTTTCGGCGTTCGAATGTTCGTCAGAGTTCGGAGAATGGCTCGCCCAGGCACATCCGCCGAAGAAAGTAGACAGATATACAGCTGGCATTCTGCCTATGGATTTGCAAATAAAACCTCACGAACGTGGCTCATTAGTGTTTTACGACGACGTAAAAGAGTTTCTGATTGGAGATTAGGATGAAAAATAGACCAGACAAACCAGGATGCTACTGGTGGGAAGATGACTGCGGACGCTATCACGTTGCAGAGCTTGACGAGGAAATGGAGACCCTTGATTCTTGCGATACTGGTTTTGTTAGTCCAGAAAAGTTTGAAGAATCGGTCTGTTTTATTCGATGGGTAAGCCCGGCGCATCCGCCGAAGTTGGAACCAACAACCGTACACGAAATGGTGAGTCAATGGCTCGTAAGAAATGGGGCCGATGGGCTCTGGAACGAAGAAGGGCCTTGCGGTTGTGATGGAACTGCACCGTGCGGCGACGGTCCATATCCGGAGTGTAAAGCGGCGGTAGCTGTAGATGAGGATGGTAATGGTGTTGACTTTATATACTATCCTGTAACTATACTACCTTATTGGGACTCCAATGGCTGACAAATCGAAGATAATAACGATATGCGGTTCTTCTCGTTTCATACAGATTATGGCGGTTATAGGCTGGCTGCTGGAAAAACGCGAGCATGCGATTGTATGCTCACTTCATTTGCTTCCATGGTGGTATGAAACGAACGTACCAGATCATCTCGCAGAGCATGAAGGCGTGGCCGAAGAAATGGACAGCCTACACCTCAGAAAGATAGATATATCTGACGAGATATTCGTTGTAGATTTTAATTGTTATATTGGCGATTCAACCAGAAACGAAATTGAATACGCTACCAAATTAGGGAAAACTGTCCGCTATTTGACGTGCGAATCAGAACTTTACAATGAAATAGTGTCAATGCTTGCAAGCATTGACACTAAAACGCTGAAAGATGACGACAATGACTGACAAATCAAAGCCTGCACCCAAGATCTAGAGAGGAACAATGCAGTCAACAAAAATCGAATATTTAACTCATACATGGAACCCTTTCGCGATGAGATGCACGCCAGTGAGCGAAGGATGCGCGAACTGTTGGCACCTCAAAATGGCGAATCGACTTCGTGGGTATTACAGAAATATGCCAGCAGAGAGAACAAACTGTTATGCAAAGTTTCAGGCATACAGGAGCGGAGATCCATGGCTGAACACAAAGGAACTGGCCGCACCGTTCTCGGTAAAAAAGCCCGCTGTCATCGGGGTTCAGTTCATGGGGGACCTGTTCCACGAATCGCTCACAGACGAGCAGATCGCGGCCGTGTTCGGCGTTATGGCGGCTACACCGCAACATCAGTATGTGATTTTGACGAAGCGGCTACAGCGGGCGATGGATTGGTTTGAGTGGATCAGTGACTTTGCTTTTGACAATGAGTGGTACGACGAGGATAATGTTCCGATTGAGATCAGTGAGTCGGAGGCGTGCATCCTCGAGTTGATGAGCCACGAGCCGGATATCGACGGTCTGCGCGCGCCATATCCGCGAGAGGGCCCTAAGTGGCCCCTACCAAACGCCATCATGTGCGCCAGCGTGGAGAATCAGAAGGCGGCGGATGAGCGCATACCGTTATTGCTTCAGATACCGGCGAAATGGCGCGGAGTGAGTGTCGAACCGATGTTGGGGCCAGTTAGACTTGATGATATAGTCGAGTATGGCGATGAAACTGAATGGCATGCAAACGCTCTAGAATGTGATGTAGACCCTGAGGATGATGAGGTATGGAAAGGCGCGACGCTTGACCTAGTAATCTGTGGTTCCGAGACCGGACCTGGCAAGCGGCCGTTCAAGGACGAGTGGGCGCTGGATCTTCGAGATCAGTGTCGTATGGCTGGCACTCCATTCTTTTTCAAAAAAGACGGAAACGGAAATGGGACGCTCTGCGATTTCGAATACCATGAGTGGGTGAAGTAATGGAAGATTATTGTGACATTTGTAGATGGCGATACACGAGATATTGCTGGCTGCTTGGTTGTGTTTACAGTTAAGTGGCCGACTGAATAACAAATCTTTGCGGTGTCGAATATCATGAGTGGCCGAAGGATTGAGATGGAAAAAATAAATTGGGAAAAATACAGAATACGTAGATGCAAATCAAGATATATTTGCAAAATATGCGGTAATTTAATTTCCAAAGGCGAAAAATATTATAATACCGGTATGAAGCAAGCGCATACATCATGCGTTGAGTTTCTTGATTACGATGATTCAGACATTGATTCAAAATCAAATTTAGAGCAAGAGGAATTATTCAAAAAAAATTTCAAGCCTTCCACAAAATCGTGCTACAATGGACCGCGCGGATTTGTCCACGTGTTTGAAAGTGGTTCTTACACATGTAATTACGGAGAGAGAACTTGTCAACCAATGGAAGGAAAATATGTAGGCAATAGCTTTTTGTATGGTAATATGAAGTAGAATAAAACAAACATGGGCCTACCCCCATGTTTTACCATAGTTCTCAATGGTGAGACTACGGTCTGTTCTGGCGCCATGTCTGAATTTGCCAGAGAATATAAAGACTACTGAGGTTTTAATCATAAACTGTCCAGGCATGGCGCTTTTTTAGAAATTAAATGAAATGAAATAAAGACAATGAATAAAGACAATAAAATTGAAGAGTATCGTGATAGGTATTTCAGACAGGCGGTGTCTACTGAACCTGCAGATCGGCCTCGAGCCGAGGCTGCAGCGCGCAAAATGGCGGAGATCGCAGATGTAGAAATAAACTCGGTAAAATGGATCAATTCGCCAAAACAAGGGGCCTCGCTCAGGGACTCGCTCAGGGACTCGCTCAGGGCCTCGCTCAGGGACTCGATTTGGGACTCGCTCAGGGACTCGCTCAGGGACTCGATTTGGGAATCGCTCTGGGGCTCGCTCAGTGACTCGCTCTGGGAATCGCTCAGGGTCTCGCTCGGGGGTTCGCTCAGTGACTCGCTCTGGAAATCGATCAAGAACTCGATCAGGGATTCGCTTTGGGACACTGGAT